GAAAGTGTATGAGATCTTCTCCACCTTTCCCATCGCATCCTGAATACATGAACGGCAGACTTAAAAAAATAGATATGACTGCAAGACTTGATCAAATAAAATCAGGCCTTGCAAGTAAGAGTTGGTATCCTGAGTGGGATGATCGTCAAAGAGGAGCAGCTCAACGCATTCTAAATAATGCATTGGATGTCCTTGATGAGTATGACTATTGACTATGAAAATCCCTGGCTATATAAAGGTACAAATTTCACTTCTGACGATATTGATGATTTCTTCGGTTTTGTCTACAGGATTATCAATCTACAAAATGGTAGAGAGTACATCGGCAGAAAATACTTTTGGAAGTTTAGAACTCCTAAAGGCAAAAAACGAAAAGTAAAATCTGAATCTGATTGGAAAAAGTATTATGGGTCTTGTCCAGAACTTAAAGAAGAAATTCAACAATTGGGTAGACAGAACTTTAGCAGAACTATGCTCAGCTTACATAAAACAGCTGGCAAAACAAACTACGAGGAAACAAGACAATTATTTAATAATAAAGTACTTACAGAGCAACTTGACGACGGGACACCAAAGTTCTATAATAGCAACATCCTCTCAAGATACTTCAGGAAAGACTATTATGGAATTGAAAACGACTGAGGAGGTTATTGCTCATACTAGAGAATGGGCTATTGATAAGGTAGAATCAGCAAAACTAGTGGGTGATAAGATCGCATTATATGAGGAGTTTGTAGATTGGATTGACATTGAGGATGGTGATCCAGACTTTGAAGTAATTACTTTTAACAAATTGGATGATGAAGAATGAAAATTGGTTTTAATTGTAGTTCCTGCGACTTGTTTCATGCAGGACATGTCACTATGTTAAAAATGGAAAAGAAGATGTGTGATCATCTGATAGTTGCTTTGCAGGTAGATCCAACTATAGATAGGCCTGGCATTAAAAATAAACCAGTTCAATCTGTCTATGAAAGGTATGTTCAGTTACAAGGATGTAGATATGTAGATGAGATACTTGTGTATGAAACAGAGTCGGATTTATTAAATCTTATTCAAACTCAAAACATTGATGTTAGATTTCTTAGTGAAGAATATAAAGATAGAGATTTTACTGGAAAACAATATTGTATAGATAATGGCATAGAGTTATTCTTTCATTTAAGAAGACATCAATATTCCTCAACAGAACTTAGGAACAGAGTTTACGATTTAGAAAAGAAAAAAAGGGAAGAGAAAACACAATCGGTGGCGGGTCAGTATTCTCCAGAACTTTTAAAAAAGTATTCAGCAAAAGAAAAATGATCACAGTAAGATGTAAAGAGTGTGATAAGGAACTGACAAGTGATTCTGGGAGACCTCAATCGTGTGGATGTCCTAACATGACTACGGTTACAGGGGAGGTGGTATCTGCCCTTGACCTAACTAAAGTTATTATGATAAATTCAGGTGAAGTTAAAAATAAATCGCAAGGTTTAAGTTCTAAAGATCTACAATGGCAGGAACAACGGCGGAAACGCAAAGTACGCAAACTCGATTTCGAGATAAGGTAATGGACAAACACGACATCCCTATCTTAGGAAACTTCTATACCAAGAAAGAAGTGGACGCTATGGTAGCAGAAGCCATTGAAGAGGCAAGAAGAATTGATGAGGCATCAATGGCAAAACATAATCGTGAGGCAACGATTATTAGTATGATACTTGGATTTACTGCACTAGCATTATTCTTAGACGGACTACTTCGCATACTTGGTATTATTCCACCATTTGCAGGTCTAGATGTAGATATTATAGATAAAGTTGTAGAGAGAGTTGAAACTGACATTATGCCAATGATAGATAAACAGTTAGATAAATTACCAGGAAGATGAATCCGATTACCGACCTCATATTTTCTATCACATGGTTCGCACTCCTTGTTTGGGCCATAAGATCTTTTGTAAGAGGATGGCAGTTGATAAGTCAAGACTCTACTAACCCTCGTGGTGTGTGGACAACTCAAGTAAAAAGAGCGATTCATCCTGAAATGGTGGGTGTTAAACCTGGTGAAGAATTAATGGGTGTTACATTTGATAAAAAAAATAGTTGTGATCTTGAAGAGTATCAAGAACTTCAAAAAAGAATAAATGAATTAAAAGAAGAACTAGGAGGAGAGGAAGATGAAGATGATGATGGAGACATTGTGGTGAGGGTATGATGTTTGAAACTTTTCTGATACTTGCCGCACTACCATTCGTAGGATTATCACTTTACTTTGGAACCAAAGGAGGGTATTATGATACTGATGACTATGATGGTTATGGCACTGCCCACAAAGTTCTTATAGACGATGAAAAATCTATTTAAAATATTTCGCACAAAATGGTTTAGATCTGCTCCAGTAGTAGCAACTATATGGTTGACTATTACAGCAATAATTCTTATAGAATTTAATTACTTCTTCCCAGATCTTTTATTCCATCCAATGTCATGAATAAGGTTCTCTCATATTTAAAAGATACGGTTGATGCTGCGAAGTATATGCTTCAAGGTATGTCTGTTACTTTTGATCATATGAGAAGAAGACCTGTAACTATACAGTATCCTTATGAGAAGCTAATACCCTCTGAGAGATATAGAGGACGCATACATTATGAGTTTGATAAGTGTATTGCTTGTGAAGTATGTGTTAGAGTGTGTCCAATAAATCTCCCAGTAGTCGATTGGGTGATGAACAAACAGACGAAGAAAAAAGAATTAAGAAACTATTCAATTGATTTTGGTGCTTGTATATTCTGCGGAAACTGTGTAGAATACTGCCCAACCAATTGTTTAAGTATGACGGAGGAATATGAACTTTCTACATTCGATAGGCACTCACTCAACTTTGATAATGTCGCTCTTGGACGACTGCCCACTTCTGTTACAAGTGATCCCTCAGTTAGGGCAATGCGTGAACTTGCTTACTTACCAAAAGGAGAAATGGATCCTCATGATGTACCAGCAAGTAAACCCCGTGTAGGAAAATTGCCTGAACAAGTATTGGAGGAGATGAATGGCTCTACCTAAACATAGTGGACCAGGTGCTTTAACTAGAAAGATGTTTGGTTATACTGCACCTAATCGAGAGCAATTGATAGAAGAATTAGAATATATAACGGTAGAGATGGGAGGAGTTATCAAAGTCACTCCTACACAAATTGTAATTGATGTTCCAGATGATCAACCAAGAATAAGGGGAGATACTATGTCTTGACTTTTTAAAAATTTTTTTCTATAATATCCTCGTACACTCATAAAGCAATGACGCTTACTTCAAAGTTTAGAAAAGACATTCGCACTTTACAGAGGGCGGCTGACAAGGAAATTTATCTTGATGTTAAAAATCCCAAATTATACAAGAAGGTTATGAAATATTACAAACGTGAAGAAAATATAGAATTTACTGGCGAACCACTAGAGGACTATGATATACTAATGGATGTAATCGCAGAAGACTTACAGAGGGTAGCATGAAAGTCATCATGGAACGGTTTCCATACCGTTATGTTGAAGTAGGAACCTTGGAGAATGGTAAACCTGATTTTCGCATTCAAAAAGAGGATCGTTATACTAGAAGGTACAAAGATATGTACCTATGTGACAATGGAATGCAACTAACGCAAGCAATAGAAGACTTTGAATATACAAAGTGGCTTGACCCTGCTGGTGTTCCTTGCTACACTAAAGACGAAGCACGAGGTTATTAATGAGCGAAGAATTCAATCGCATTGCATCAGCACTTGAAAGAATTGCTGATGCGTTGGAGAAAAAGTGGCATATTGACATTGATCATGGTCACATTGAACATATTGATGCCATTGATCATGCTCATATAGATGACATCGGTGAGATACATGGTGATGTAACAACTCATCCTAAACCTTTTTAATTATGGCAATTGATGATGATGTAAAAATCACTATCAACCTTAACAAGTTGGTAGAGGCAAGGGCAAAACTCTTGACTCAGTATGAAGATTACTCGAAAGCAGTAGCAACTGGTGAGTATCTTGATGGTGAAGATATTGATAGGATCGCAGTTAAAGTAAGGGAAACTGTTACTTGGGATGCACTCTGGTTTATGGTAGATGGTGCCATACTAGATTATATGGGATTAAAAGATCCGAATAAAGCTCACTATGGTGAGACTGCTGGTAACGAACCTGCTGCTACGTTTGAGAAGAACAGACAGCAATTTAAGATGGTTAAATTAGAATCACCATCATGGACAATTGAGGTGCCAGTGAGGAAAAATAAATGAGATTTAAAGCACTTGTTCACGTTAGATTGAGAGGATCTGTGTCTGATGCTGCTGGTAATGCAGTGATGAATAACACTCAGAGAGTGACTTCTAATCATCAACCACATCTTTTGAGGATTGGTAAGTGTATTGATTTTTGGTTTGATGCAGAGAGTGAAGAGGTAGCAAGAGCAGAAATGGATCTTCTTTCAGATCAACTATTTTCAAATACCGTGATAGAGGATTGGGAGTATACTTTAGAGCAGACTGAAGAAACTGGTATAGGAAATATATCAAATGATAATGCTGGAACATCAAAGCATCATTTGTTTGATAAATAAATCAGAGTTTAGAAAATTAATTATGGCAAAGGGAAAGGCAGGGGTATCTTCAAGTGGTGCAGCAATGTCTAAATACGATGTTGAAGTGGAGAGAAGGTTGCAAGCTTTAGAAGCAGAAGCACATCCTAATTGTAATCACGACACAGAAGTTGGTGATGATATAAAGAAAAAAGTAGAGGAGATGTATGCATGGTTTAAAGAACATGCATAAAATACGGTAAATAGGGGTTGCATAAACCCTTATTTTTTTGTATAATACACACTATAACTATCATTTTATTATGAGTGAATATAAAAAGACTGCACTGGTGTTAGGTGCAGGTGGTTTTATAGGAAGTCACATGGTTAAGAGACTACGTTCCGAAGGTTACTGGGTACGTGGTGTTGATCTTAAATATCCTGAGTTTTCTGCAACAGAGGCTAATGAATTTGTACAAGGAGATTTACGTGATGCAGATTTCGTTCGTAGAGTAATACAGTTTAAAGGTTATCAAGGTAACTTTTTTAATGAAGTTCCTTATAGACTCATTGAACCATTCGATGAGATCTATCAGTTTGCTGCTGACATGGGTGGTGCAGGATTTGTATTCACTGGTGAGAATGATGCAGATATAATGCATAACTCAGTATCAATTAATTTAAATGTTCTTGAGGAGCAGAGAAAATTAAATGAGACTTTTGATGGTGATAAAAAAGATTGGACTGAATGTAATAGACCAAAGTTAAATTGGAAGACAAAAATATTCTATTCTGGATCAGCATGTATGTATCCAGAGCATAATCAACTAGACCCCAACAATCCCGATTGCCGTGAATCCTCAGCCTACCCTGCCAACCCCGACTCCGAATATGGGTGGGAAAAACTCTTTTCAGAACGTCTCTATCTTGCTTACAATAGGAATTACGGTATCCCTGTGCGTATTGCCAGGTATCATAATATCTTCGGGCCAGAAGGAACTTGGACAGGAGGTAGAGAAAAAGCACCTGCTGCAATCTGTAGAAAGGTTGCCTATGCAGACATCACCGATACAATTGAAGTCTGGGGAGATGGAGAACAAACAAGATCTTTCCTCTACATCGATGAGTGTATTGAAGCAACTAGACGACTCGTTGATTCGGATTTTCTCGGGCCTGTAAATATAGGATCTGAGGAAATGGTAACTATAAATCAGTTAGTAGACACTGCTGCAAAGGTTGCTGGTAAAAATATTGAGAAAAAACACATTGATGGGCCTTTAGGAGTTCGTGGTCGTAATTCAAATAATGATTTAATTAGAAAACATTTAGATTGGGATTATTCTATGACACTTGAAGAGGGTATTGATAAAACATATCAATGGATTAAATATCAAACACTTAAGGAACCATTTATGAATGAGCCTACATTTGTAGAATATGAATTAACAGCAGCAGGTTAATATGAGAATTACTATATTAGGTTCTAGTGGTCAGATAGGAGCATATTTAACTGAATATCTTCGTAAAAAAGGGCATGAAGTAACAGAGTTTGATAAGAACTTGGATGATAAACATGACATGACTGTCATCCCTAACATTAAACTTCATGGTGCTATAAAGGATTCTGATTTTGTTTTCTTTTTAGCATTTGATGTTGGTGGTTCTCACTATTTGAAGAAGTATCAACATACATTTAAGTTCCTTGATAATAATGCAAGGATGATGGTTAATGCTTTTGAATATATTCAACAGTATGATAAACCTTTTGTTTTTGCATCATCTCAGATGAGTAGTATGAGTTACTCACCATATGGTGTAATGAAAAGAGTTGGTGAATTATATACCAAATCTCTTGGTGGATTGATAGTTAAGTTCTGGAATGTGTATGGTATTGAAAAGGATATGGAAAAAGCACATGTCATCACAGATTTCATTAAAAAGGGGTTTGAGACTGGTGTTATAGATATGATGACAGACGGAACTGAAGCAAGGGAGTTTTTGTATGCAGAAGATTGTT